AAGCCAAAAGCGTGGTGGCTAGTCATCCCATGGGAGAACTTTTCCCATCCCGAAACGAGTTTTGGCTCGGCGCTTGTCCTTCAAAACGCCCCACCTCTTGAGCATAGTCACCATGTTCTCGAAATCTTCCGAGTCAGGGCTATGTTCAATTTCTTCAAGAAAAGAAGTTTTACAAAAGTTCCTCACTTCCTCGCAATTGTCAAAGACATTTCCAAGATTAAAAACCTGGTCCTCGTCAAAGACTTTTTCAAGGTGTAATTGTTGATTGATAGACAGAGGTTCAAAACCCGTGGCCCCCTTAGCCACTTCAACCCTCATGCTTTCATCAACTTTCACATCAATTGGATAGGAACCATCAATAAGTTTGTGTTCTCCTTTCCAGGTATCTAAAAACAGGCTTGCACTCCTGAATTTAGTCATAGAACGTGTTTCACGCCCAATCCTGTTAACTATCGCCGTGAGCACAGGGTGCCCTGGTGATAGATAATAAAGACTCAAGCCAGCACATCGGAGCAAGAATAGCTGCTTGGAGCGTTTTAGTCTGCAGGCCTTCCGTACCCAGAAAACCTTAAGACATCGTCCTATATTTAAATACCTTTTCCCGTCAATCCAACGGGATCTTAGAAAGTCAGCATCACCTTCTTTGGTTCCAGCAATCTCTGACGAGAATTTGAAACCTAAGGTTTCCAATAGATCAACATCTGGGACCTCTATGGGAACCAACCCATCATCCCCCTCTGCGATCATTTTAAAATCGCTTTCCTTATCTTTTGAGCAATACTTCATTAGGCATATGCTGATAATTCCGTTACCAACAGATGTCCAGAAGTCCCCACTACATCTACTACCAATCAGAAATGAACCCCACTTACTTTCAAGGGTTCTAAATCCTCGGCCATAGCGATTTAAAGCAGCTAAGGTTCTTTTAAAACCAAAACGCAAACACAATCGCTCCATAAGATGTATCTCAATCTTTCTGATAAGTGGCGTGATTGATGACTCAAAGGAACTGTAATCAGTTACACAATGGTTACCTTTCGAATGATGACAAATTTTATCAATCATTTCTTGTGGACTCATATCTTTTACCTGAAAATCTCTTACAGGACCATGATTCCATTTATCAAGAAGGGCTATAATGGGACAGAGCTCAACAAGCATCTCATTGCTCATTGTCATAATTAATCTAGGTCTGCCTAACAGACCTGACTCAGTCTCTTTGCAATTGTCTTCAAATTTAACAAAAGCCGAATTTCCCTTCTTCCGGCGGTAACCTCTAGAGCATTCCTCATAAACTTTCAAGGTTTGCTCAATTTCTTTCTGTGACTTGATACCCTTATAATGTTCTCTAAAGAACTCAACAGGGTCAGGTTCCGTGATATGACCTTCTAGCTTATCAATCATTTCGTCAAGAAAATTTTTCGAAAAGTCCACAAAGTCATTTATGGGACCACCTTCCCCCGGTACTTTAGTCATCGATCTCCCTACAAAAGCAGCTAAGAGTCCCGGGCTATCAGTAACACTGTAAGCCCCGGGACCAACCACTCTTTTCTTGCTCAAAACTGGGCATCCTATTGGTGCCACAGCTATAGGCATGTTGATCTTTGGATCATTTAAAATGTACTTTCTAACTTCATTCCCCCCACCTTGAAGACGCATCCGAGCTGCATTATTTAAATTGGGCATCGCAACATTATTATTCGGTGCATTATAAGCAATTAAACCTCTATTGTTTATTTCCACATTGCTTCTATCAAGGTTACTGAGAGCAACTTCAAGGGCTCTCTTAGTGTTTAGAAAGATCAAAGGAAGATCAGGATTGGTGTTAATTTCACTCATCCTATCGACCAAAATCAGACTCTTGAGGGGATCATTCCCACTGCCAGCTAAATTCTGTCCTTCAATATAAGCTTCTCTAAAACGAGATTCGGATATAACCATAACTCGATCTAAACAATCGAGATCAAAAGAAAAACCATAACCAAATAGGAATATATCCAAACTCTTCCTGATAGTAACCTCTCTATAACTATCTTGATATTTGAGCTTATCGCGCCTGTCCCTGAAGGAACGCCTGTCTCTGTTCGAGAAATCAAGGCGTCTTTGCCCAAGCTTTATATCAGAATTTATTTTAAAACAAGTAAAACGGTGTGGTTTTGGTATAACCAAATCCGTTTCTTCATCAGTTGCATGTTTCTTAACAACTAAGCAATAATGGTCGCATTCTTCTCCATCGTCGTCACAGATCATTCTAATATGCTTAAGAATCACTGTTTTCCATAACGGATTGAACGCATTTGTCATAGTACTCAAGTTATAATCATTGATGTATGAACAAATGACCAAATTGACCTGTCTGCTGGCAGCATATTTTTCCAGATACATGTTTCCTCCTAATGCAAGCACTGGGTTTCGTCCATTAGCTCTCATGACATAATTGTCCAAATCGGGTTTGAAGCCTGTAGCCACATCAATAGCTACAAGCCCACAAAAAGGGGCTCCGAATTGATCATAAACAAAATGTCGGATTCTTCCTAACGGAAGTCCATCTAGGAGGGGTGCTAACTCTTCTGGTCTAAACAAAGTTTCCCCCAGAGGGTCATCACCATAAACAAAATCTGGATACTCCCTTTTTCCGCACCCAGGACCATAACGCGATTCTGGTTCACCATCTGGGCTACAAGGACCAGAAGAGGGAGTAAAATCACACGCGGGAGGACATTCTTGTGGTTGTTCTTTATTGAACACTCGGAGAGGACGGTTGGCTTGGTTAGCTTGTTGCCAACCTTTATTATTTTTCTTCCGCCCACCCCCTGAACCTTTATTCTTGACGTTATTGGAGATGAAGCTCTTACCACCTCCACCCCCTGAAACGCCTACATCCGGCACATCGGTCCATGTTCCATCTGGATCTTCTTCATCAGTAATGACCCAGTCGTCTAACTCACCACCAACCCAATCCCAAGTCCGATGAGGAGCATACCAAAGATCTTTTCCCCCGCCATAGATCTTACTCTCTTGATCAATATGATAAGTATTTCTCATCATTTCACTTTTGATATGAGTAGCAGTAACTCCAGGAACTATTCCCGCGTATTTGCCAACAAAATTTTTAAGTTTGTCTTTCTTCCTTTTGCCTCCTTCCAAGTAAATAACCTCTGGCTCCGATTTATCTACTTGGATTGATCGCTCGCTAAACTCGGGTTTATCAACCCATCTCGAAAGACCAAATGTTTCGAAATTATCTTTAACATAATCAATCAATTTCTCAACATATAATGTTGGCTCTTCAGCAAAACCAAGTTTGCTGATGTTGTAGAATTTTATAAAACCATCTAAAACCATATCGATAACATCAATAGGAATATAGATAATTTGATTACTCCAAAGAACAAAGGAGTTTCTCATGTCTCTTCGATTTGAGACCGTTAATAAATTCCACAACAAATTTGCAGCTCTAGCTCTAAAGCTGCTGTTCTTATTATTATTATAAACTAAAGGGGGAACTGAGGTTGCCCTTTTCCCATGGAAAGGTTTCCCCGCTTTAGGTTCCGCCACGTGAACAACGGCAATATCATTTGAGGAGAACTTTTCCCTTACTTTGCTCTCCCATGTTTTCTCAGTCACGTTATCTCGAACATAGTTCTTATCATTTCCACGTCTGTGTGCTCTCAAACTACCTTTTCCCATAACTATCATAAATAAAAATCCCAAAAAGAGGGATCACCCATAATATGGGTCTCTCTGGTTAAGCTCCAGCAGCTCTCGTATCATCATGTTATATTCTACCTAACTTTAAATTTTTCTTTGTTTTTCCTTTTGTTTCATTCTTATCATTATGGTCAGTTATTTACAGACGTTTTGTTATTTACAATCCAACACGCACACCTAAGAATAGGCGCTCCAAGTGGCAGAACTATTGGCAACTAAAGGGTTTATGCCAGTCACTATGAGAGATCCTCCAGTCAAAGCTGTTGCTGAAGAAATACTCAAGTAAAAATAGTTGTCACCAGATGTGTTGGTGGGCAGGACTTCAACCATCCCAACGGATATTGCATCGCCAGTTGCTCCCAGTTCAGCCACTTCAGCGTTTGAATTATGGCTTCCCTTGAGAATCGATAGCTTTGTCAGATTTCCATTGGTTACTATATTACCAAGGTCGATATCCTCCCCATCGGAGTAAAACTTAATTAAAAACGTTCCCTGGGCGTTATCAGGGAAAGTGTACCGATTATTGTCGGCACCATTGGTGACAACTCCTCCGATTGAGTTGCCATCATTATAATAAACGCCAGTACCAAGTGGTAAGGATGTTGACACTCCAGAAGTGCCAGAAAACATATCCATCAAGATGTTTTTCCCGAGACCAGAATAGAATCGGGGATGTAAACACTTGATCACATACTTCACGTAAATGCGACCGATGAGAGTGCCTGCGGGGAAAGTAGCAGATGGGAAACCACTTGTCCCAATCTGTAGTTTTCCGAGGTCATTGAATCTCTTCGACCCTGAAATCTCTCCAGATCTCACATATAATTCGTGTGGACCCGCTGTTTTCGAATCGTCACATTCAACACCAAACATGAAGTTATCATTACCACGGCCTTCAACCGTTCCTTGGTACTCCACCATCTCTCGAAAAGTGGCAAAGTTGGGTGCATCCGGGTCATACAGTGCGCCAACGGCCACACTGCCCATGATACCGGATGTGGATGAAGAGCTCATAAGAGACTCGTAGATAAAGACAAGTTGAATAGGGTCATAGCCTGTGTAGTTAACAGCAAGTTGACTGAGAAAAGGAAACACCCCTCTCAAGCCTGGGTTTATTGCTAAACTAACGACCGTGAAGTCCTCAGGAGTGGCAGGCAGAACCACGTCCATGACCCATTCCTTATCCTTGCAAACGGTGAGACTATCAGTCTCGTCCTTAGCGCTCGTCACACTCTGCCTTGGAGACATATTAAACAAGGAATTTGTCTTATATGTCTTGCCTTCCAAAGCGACATAAGATCCATTACCAGAAACTCCCAAACCATATGAGCCATTCCCAGTAACACCCAGCCCATACGCTCCTCTTCCGCGTATCTTCCTTTGGGCGCGAGAAGAACCTTGATCAATCAACCTGTCAAGTTTCTTCTCGAGAATGGGATTTCCATAACCTGATTCGGCTATGCCCTGGCGGACCGCTTTCTTCAAAGCTTTTGATCCAATCCCCACCAGCTGAGCACCACCCTGACGGGCGGCGTTTTTCATTTGTTTCTTTATATTCTTATTAAAACTCGGAACAATATGTGCTGAACCCAGTGGCATTGTTAGGCCACTGGAGCAGTGAGATGTATCTAGCTAAACGACACATTTTATAACGCGCTCACATCCACTTAAGCTTACGCGGTTCTGACTTTTCCACCATTAGCAGAGGTATCAGAGTACTGTCTGTCGAACCTTTCCAGGGGATTCACGGCAGGTCGCTAACCCTTGTATAACCGTATAAATCCCCACACCAAACTGATTTCGGTTGTGACTCAACAACTACCCGAAGGCTTGGAGCAGACCGCACCATGCAAGTCGGTCTAAGTATTAGGAACCCTATGTTTAAGCAACACGTAACCCCGAAGGAACTGCCCCTTCGGACTAGACTTCTTTCCCTATAAAAGGTTTACATCTAGCAGAAAAT